TTTCACTTACTTGAATCCTTGTATGCAACATATAAGATGCCCAAAGAAATACCAGAATTGAACTTAAGTTCAATTACTGATAAGATGACGAAAACTCAATATGAGTTCGTTAATCAAAATTCAAAAGAATTTCGTTCTTTCCTTAAAAAGAATCCTGTTCAAAAGAACATTGGAACTTTATGGGACAAAGAACTGGCATCCTTATCACAACAGTATAAGCTCTCAAATGGGGCTGGTCCAAATGGCGTTGCCACGAAGACCATGATCCAAGATGCATATGTTTTAAAACAAAATGCAAAGTTTTATGAGAGTTGAAAGAAGATGTGTAAACATCTTGCTTGCGAACATCTTATACTTACTGTGGAAAAACTTTCGGTTGTCTACGAACAAAGCATTAACTCTGAAAATGACACAACTGGCAAATTAGCTAAAGTTGTGCAGGTACCTGAAAAAGGTAACAAGAACAGAGTTGTTGCTATTCAAAATTTCTGGGTTCAGCAACCTATGAACTTACTTCGTCAATTAATTGACAAGGTAATTACAAGACCATTCATTAAGAATGGAGCTTGTTTCATGTATAACCATTATGGCTCTCTTTCGAAAGCCATTTCTAGTTATGCGGTCACTAATTATTCAATATCATTCGATTTATCGAATGCATCGGATAGAATACCACGAATATATCAGCGAGATGTTTTATCTGCTTATGTAAATCCGAGGTTCGGCCAGGACTACTTTGAGTTGGTCTCCCTTCTAGAATTTACTACCAAAAATGGTGAAGTAATTAACTATGAAGTGGGTCAACCAATGGGTTCGTATGAATCGTTCAATTTGTTTCAAGGGTTTCTAATGGAATTATGACGCTTTTCAGCACATAAAACCGGAAGAGACTCGAGCGTCGAAGAAGTTTGTAAAATCTTCTCCACCGTTGGGGATGATAATCAAGGTTTTAACCTTGAAGTATCAAACTATTGACGTTCATTTTTAGAACAATCGGGTTGTGAAATTTCGAAAACGAAAACTATAGGTATGATAAATGATGTGCAGTGATTTACTACTTGCTCCTTGATAGGAGCAATAGATGAGAACGGAAGTTCCGTAAATCTCTCACCGACATCCATCGCATTGTTAAACAATGCAGTTAATGATTTTCGCGAAATACCATATTTCATTAATGATTTGGTAAATCGTGGGTACAGCGTAGACAGTCTTCGTCCCCTCTTTAAAGAGGGTGGTTGTTTTTACAAACAACTCACAAGGACGAATAAACATAAAATTACCTACTTACAGTTACTTGCAGAATATACTTATTGTACCTTTGATGGTACAAGGTATATGGTCGAGTTATTAGAACATCAGCCCAACAGGTTGAACTATGTTCTAAATCTAACTCCTGATATGATGGATGACCTTAAGGTCATTTACCTTTTCATAAGAGCTGTAGAACTGGTAGATAAACGTATGACTGATATCGAAACCAAATATCTTCAATTAGTTCCAGACTGAAATTCAGACTGTAGTGATGAAGAATTTGGATTAGAGATAGAAGCGCAAGG